ACCCGCAGAACTATGTCTACGGCACGGTTCGCAAGGGTGGCACCATCACCTACCTCGAGGCGACTGGCACGACGAACCAGTACTTGCACATGGTCATCGTGCTCGCCGGCCACGAGGTCAACGCGATCGGCGACATCTACATCAACGACGAGGTCGCCACGCTGGATGGTAGCGGGTTCGTGACCTCTGGTGGTTGGAACTCGAAGATCCGCATCAAGAAGCATCTCGGGACGGCCGCCCAGACAACCGACGCGGACCTGCTGGCAGAAAGCGCTCAGATCACATCCGACTTTCGCGGACGCGGGATCGCCTATCTCTACGTCAGGCTCGAGTACGATCAGGATGTGTTCACAAATGGCATCCCGCTCTTCTCGGCTGTCGTACAGGGGAAAAAGGTCTTCGACCCGCGCACCAGCACGACGGCATTTTCCGCCAACGCTGCTCTCTGCATCCGTGACTATCTGGTCGACGCTCGTGGGCTTGGTGATAGCGCGATCGACAACACCAGCTTCTCGGCGGCGGCCAACGTGTGCGACGAGAACGTCAGCCTATCTGGCGGCGGTACGGAAAAGCGATACACGATCAACGGCGTGATCTCAGCCGATCAGAGCATTCAAGATGCCCTGCAACAGATGGTCACAGCCTGCGGCGGGTCGCTCTGGTGGGGTGGCGGCAGTTGGAAGCTGAAGCCCGGCTACTACACCGCGCCGGTCAAGACGTTGACGCTCGACGACATCGTGTCGGAGATCAGCACGCAGACTCGCGTGCCGATGCGCGACAACTTCAACATCGTTCGCGGAACATTCAACGATGCCGGCCAGCGCTGGATCGCTGCCGAGTACCCTGAACTTCGCTCTGCCGCGTTCATCGCCGAGGACGATGGAGTCGAAAGCCCGGTCGACATCGAGTTCCCGCTGACAACCTCTTCGGCGACTGTGCAGAGACTGGCGAAGCAGATGCTCTTCCGCAACCGGGAGCAACTGACGTTCAGCGCAGATTTCGGAATGGCCGCGTTGGGATTGCAGGTCGGCGACATCGTGGCCCTCACGATCGATCGCTATGGCTGGTCGGCGAAAGAGTTCGAAGTCGTGTCGTGGACATTCGGCGCCAATGGGGAAGCTGGCGACCTTCGCGTTACGATGACGCTGCGGGAGACCAGTTCTGCGGCATTCTCGTGGACGGCTGAAGAGAGCGCGATCACTGGCAACAACTCGACCCTGCCTGATCCGTCATCGGGGCTGACAGTGACCAATCTGACCGCATCTGGCGGTGGGCGCACACAAGGGGACGGGACGTTCATCAACTCTGTCATCCTGAATTGGGACGACGTGTCGAACAAGTTCGTCGACTATTACGATGTCGAGTGGAGGCCGGTTGCAGATAGCAGCTACGCGGCGACGACCACAGACGAGAGCGGCATCGAGATTTCGCCGCTCATCGATGGCATCCAGTACATCTTCCGAGTGCGTGCCGTCACCATTGCAGGCGTACGCGGCGGTTGGACTAGCGTCACATTTACCGGCGGCGGTGACACGACTGCCCCAGGATTGCCGACCGCAATCACCGCGAACGGGCAGTTCGGCTACATCGAGATCAAATGGACGAATCCGGCTGACTCTGATTTCAGTCACGTCGAAGTCTACGAAAACACTGTCGACAACTCTGCGACCTCGACGTTGGTCGGCATCTCGGCGGGATCGAACTTCATCCGCAACAATCTCGGTCTGAGCGTCACCCGCTACTACTGGCTGAAATCCGTCGACTTCAGCGGCAACAAGTCTGCCTTCACTGCCGGCGTAAGCGCCACAACTACCTACTTGGATGACGCAGACTTCGCCAATGGCATCTACAGCTTGTTCACCGCGCAGGGCCTCTATGCGATCCGCGATGTCACCAGTCTTCCAGGGTCAGGCGCGTTCGTCGGTGAAAAGATCTACAATCGCACTGACGGGAAGCTGTATCAGTGGACAGGATCAGCTTGGACGCTTGTTATTGCTGATGTCGCCGCTGGCTCGATTACCGAGACCAAGATCGCAAACGACGCCATCACAACACCGAAGATCGCGGCCAACGCAGTGACGGCCAGCGAGATAGCTGCGGCTACCATCACGGGCAACAAGATTGTCGCCAACACCATCACAGGCGGCCTGCTTGCCACAAGCGGGATCATCACGACCAGCGCGCAGATCGGCAACGCGCTCATCACTAATGCCAAGATCGAAGATGCTGCGGTTACGACACTTAAAATTGGTGCATTTCAGGTCACATCACCATCATTCCTTTCGTCTGCCGATGTGAACGTGCCATCCACAGTTGGCACTGAAACAACCATAATTCAACTCACGATAAACCAAACTGGCCAACCGGCCATCGTTACATTCGTGGCTGGCACTGCGGTATTCGGGACTGGCACGCAATTTGATTACAATCTAAAGTTCTATAGAAATACGACATTGGTTTTTACCAAACCAGTTGACGCTCAGGTTAATATAAGCGGAACCCAAGCCTTTAGTTGGTCTCAAACTTTCAATGGATCAGTGACTTACAAGGTAACTGCAACAAAAACAGCAGGGGACGCCGGGACGGCAATAACCTTCCTTTCGCCAGCCATTACGATAGTGGAGTATAAGAGATGAGCAAAAAATATGCTATTTATGAAGCCGATACTGGCAAAATAATTTTGATTTATTCAGGGCAAATTGAAAATATGCTGATGAATGTCCCTGATGGCTGCAAATATATTGAAGCCGACGAAGTAGAAATAGATCGATCAATCGTAAGGAATGGCGAAATCGTAAGCGTCGAGGTAGAATCTGACATCAGCCTCTTGTTGGATAAGCTGAGACGTGAACGCAACCGTATATTGGCGGCCTGCGATTGGACGCAGACGATGGACGCGCCGGTCGACCGCGTTGCATGGGCCGCCTATCGTCAGGCGCTGCGTGATCTACCGGCCAACACCGTCGACCCCCGTGCCCCGCAATGGCCTAGCCCGCCTGCATGAAATAGTGTAAGGTTCCACCGTCAAACCCAAGGAGGCCACGATGGCTGTCACGATCTCCCTTTACAATCATACGGCCAAGCTGTTCGCCGAAGGCAGCAATGCGGCCGCCGACACTTACAAGGTCAAACTGTATTCCGCGGCCACGTTCAGCGCGGCGGACACGCAACTGTCTGGCATCACTGGCACAGAAGCCACAACCGGCACCGGCTACACGGCTGGCGGTGCTACGCTTGCCAATGTCGCCGTGACGACCGTCACGACCAACGATGCCAAGTTCGATGCTGACGATGTTACTTGGACGGCCTCTGGCGGGCCTATTACGGCTTCCTATGCGGTGATCTACAACGACACCGATGCCAATGATCCCCCGCTTGCGTTCATCGACTTCGACGGTTCGCAGTCGGCTGGCGATGGTACGGACTTCAAGATTGTTTGGAACGCGAACGGCATCTTCACGTTCACCGTTGCTTGATTTCATCTCTGACGCGGGGAGATCCTGATGACCACTCTCGTCAACCGCGCAAAGATGACTACTGCCACGACCGGGACCGGGACGATCACTCTCGGTTCCGCTGTTTCTGGCTATCAGACATTTGCCGCCGCAGGCGTGGTGGACACCAACGTCGTTCGCTACGTCATTGAGGATGGGAACAACTGGGAGATCGGCACCGGAACGTACACGTCCTCCGGTACAACCCTGTCTCGCACACCAAGCCAAAGCTCATCCGGCGGCGCTGCAATCACACTGAGCGGCACTGCCGTCGTCTACATCACGGCCATCGCAGCCGACATACTCCAGCCAGACAACAACCTGTCTGACCTGACTAACGCAGCGACAGCCCGCACGAACCTCGGTCTAGGCACTTTGGCCACCCAGAGCGGCACTTTTTCTGGGACGTCGAGCGGCACGAATACTGGCGATCAGAACATTTTTCAGACTATCGCAGTAGCTGGGCAGACCAATGTTGTCGCGGACTCTACAGCAGATACCTTGACTCTCGTGGCGGGTAGCGGCGTTACGATCACTACAAATGCTACTGCGGACTCCATTACAATATCCGCCACCGCAGGCGGCGGTACAGTCACTTCTGTAGCTGTATCTGGTGGCACCACAGGTCTTACGACTTCTGGTGGCCCTATTACAACTTCTGGGACAATTACTCTTGCTGGCACCCTTGCGGTTGCTAACGGTGGAACAGGCGCGA